TTGTTCCAGGGTGAATTCCTGGTCGGTCAACTCGACCTTGCGTTCCCAGGTCACGCCGATGTAAGCGACGCCATCCTCGAGCATGCCATTGGCCAGGATCTCCGCCTCGGCATCGGCATCCTCGATCTGCGAGCTCCAGAGCCATTGCAGGAATTGCGAGGTACGCTTGGCCTTGGCGATGTCATCCAGGGCGACCGGCTTGGCCTCGGGGGTCGCCTGGTTGTACGCCAGCACCAGGGTGTCCACATCCTCGTTGATGTATTGATCGACGAGGTACACGCGGGAATCGGTGGCGCCTTCCCACGGGACGACATCCTGCCCGGCCGGCATGTGCTTCTTCCACTTCTTGAGATCGGGCGATTGACCGGCCCAGACGCAATAGCGGGTGTTGTAATTGAGTTCGCGCCGCGCGAGATCATCGGTCGGCCCATCGATGAGTTCCTGGAACTCGGTGGAGATAGAGGAGAGGTCAGGGATCATAAAAAGGATGAAGTTGTTTGTCTGGAAGCTGTGGGGTTCATGGGGTCGGCTCTCCTTTATCGGAGTTCTGTTCGTTACGGGTGTCCTGGTCTTCTCTGACCATCCATTCGTGGACCTGGCCGTAACGGGCAAACCAATTGCCGCTGCCCATGCTGAAACTTCGCGTGTCGCCGGAACCATCCTCAAGCACGCGCGTGCAAAAAATCTGTACGGAATCGAAATGCTCGGCGAGTTGATCCCGATACTTGCGGATGAACTCCTGGTCGCGCTGTATCTCTTCGTCTTTGGTCATGATGTGGGTTTCAACAGGTTCAAGACATCATCGCGCCAATAGCGGTGATGGCCCTTGGGGGTTTGACGGGTGCGAATCTTCCCGCGATCGCGATAGCAGCGCAGCGTCCCGCGTCCGCACGACAACAATTGCCGGGCTTCCTTCGGCGAGAGCCAGAGCCGGAAACCTTCGACGAAAAGTTGGAGGCGCCCGTTAATAGGTTCCTCCTCCGGTCGCGAGCATTCCTTCGGCGCCGATGTATTGGAGATCCGCCAACGCCATGTACCGGACCAAATCCGCGAAATCTTTGCAGCCACCCTTGGCACCTCCGCGCGCGGTGTAGGTTTGCATCATCCAGATCACTTGATCGCATCGGCTCGAGACGAAGAGACGAGGCTCGTTCAAACTGGGCACCATCCCGTTCGGGTCGAGCGGATCCCAGTCGAGTAGTTCGTTGACCTCGGCCAGGCCGGTGCCGATCTGGGCGTTCTCGCCTGTGCCCATTTGGCGGCCGCTGTAGGCGGGCTCGAGCATCATCGGTTCAGTGACCTCGCCAGATGGACCCACCACGCGCTCGGCGAAGAGGTCCACAACCGTCTTGGCACCTTGCTCCTGGGCGTGCTCGCTACCAGCGGCGCGCGGGTCCACTCGGCGGCTCAGGATTTCCTCGCGCAATGGCGCGGCCAGTTCGCCACGGACCTCGCGAACGTCCACAGGATTCCAGCGACCAGGCGCCGGACGCGATTTCCGGGCGCTAACCATCAGTTGATCCGCTATGCGACGGCGGTACGGGTCAGTCTCAACCCATTCGCCAACTCCGGAGATTTCAAGGGTCAAGGTCTCTTCATTCAGGAACAATTCCTTGTACCCGGTGACGCCCATGCCGTCGCTTTGCTGGGCAGGACCGGGACGGCCGTCGGGCTCTTCCTCGCGGTCGCTTGGGACCGCCCAATCCCCGAAGTGCCCTTTGTCCGGCCAGTCCCGGTAAATGAAATGGTACCCGCGCGGATCGACCCGGACCCAGATGGTTGCCCAGCGCCGGGCGCCGGCGGGGTCGGTCAACATGTAGTTCGTGCCATCACTCGGCAGATGTTCGGGCTTGATGATGTGAACCGCGCCGAATTTCGGGAACGCCCGGTGCCGGACATCGACTGCCCAACCGTAGGAATCGCGCATGATCACGGTCTCGGGCTTCAGGCGAATCTCCGCGGCGTGGTCCTCGTAACGGCCAAAGGGATTGTCCTGGCGAAAGAAGAAAACGGCGCGTGTCCGGGGCCGGCTGCACTCCATCACGGTGGGCATCTGGCCCGGCTTGCATCCCGGCACCATGACGCGGTCGGGCGGGAGCAGCTCGGCTGCTTTCTGGTCGAGCACTTGCGGGCTGCCCAACATTTCCTTGATGGTGGCAGTGATGCCCTCGAGGGGTGAGAAGGTCCAGAGCCCGCACGATTGCACGTCCTGGCTCCGGGTCTCTGCGGTCTCGAGCCAAAGGAGCGGCATGTTCTCATCCGCCCACCAACCCATGTTTGGCAAAGGGATCTCACGATCGCCGGCCCTCAAGGTCACGGGCTTGAAGTTCTCGGCACCGAGCCGCCAACCCTGGTAATGCTGCGGATCCTGGATGAAGCTCAGGAACTTGATGATCGTGGGCGGATCGGTGGGCATCACCAGGAGGTTATCGGAGAAGCCGCGGCCCTCGGCGTACTTGAGTTTGAATTCGCGGGATTCCTTGTGGTTGAGCTGGGTCCGCCAGGCGCGCGGCAAATATTTCCAGATCGCGGGCTGCTGGATGTTCTGCGAGGAATTCTCGGTCTCACCCAGGATCCAGCGCCGGCCGCCCGGGTACGCGAGGCACGACTTGACGAAGAGCCACGCGGCGCACTCGGTCTTTGAGGCCCGCTTGCCCCCGCCGCAATAGACGGTGCGCGCGTGCTGATACTGCTCCAGCAGAGTGTACCACGGGTCGAGCACGAAGCCGCGCGTGAGCGGTTCGCCGGTGCGCTCATCGGCATCGGCGACCGCCTGGCGATGCATGGCGAAGGCGTGGGAGACATGGTGCAGCCCGTACTGGAGCGGCTTGCGCATGGCCGAGGCGATCTCCTCAGCCGTGGGCAGGCGCAAGAGCGGATGCGGCGGCGGCCCATGTTCCACGAGGAACTTTCGGGCCTGGTCCAGCAGCCAGGCATCGGTGGGGGGCACCAAGGCTGAAGGCTGAGGGCTAAAGGCTGAAACAGCAGGCTGCATCCTACTTGTGAACTTTTGGTTTTGGGTGGGTCGCAGGGACGTGATGGGGAGCGGGTTCAGGAGTCGGAGCTTGCTCGTCGATCAGTTCCAAATACTTCGAGCGGGCCAATTCCAACCACCACAACACCTGTCGAATGGATTGCTGACTGTTGGGAGAGGCGGCCGTCAATTCATCCCTCTTCAGGGTCATCTGCTCCACCAACCACGTCTCGAACTCCTGTTGTTGTTTATTCATGATTATTTCCTTTGTGAGTTATTCGGTTTCTCAAATACGCGGGTGGGAGTTTCATTCGTAATTCTTGACTCTTTCGCCCCACTTAACAAAAGCGATGTCTCCAATTTCGTTGCAGATAGCATCCATCAGGATGTCTCCCAGCCGATCCCACCCTATATCTTCGCAGTCCAGCTGGTGTTTGGCGTAGGCACACAAGCAGGCGTGCAAAAGCCTGTCGTTGCGGCCTGCGTGCTTGTTAATCTCGCCGTATTTTGGTTTGACCAGTGCGTCAACGCCGGACAGCAGGTGATCTAAGTCAGTTGTCGTACCGCTCAATAGGTCGCCTAAATTAATAAGCATCCCGCCAAGCCTTTCCCGTTCAGTGCTCGTAAGGGCCGGGACCCTGCAACTCACGCCTTCAATAATCTCAGCGATGCTGGTCTGGGTGGTATCTGGTTTCATGGATTCTCCTTCGCGTACTTGATTGCGGCGTCCCATATCAGCCGGTCTTTGACTTTGAGTGCGCTACTGATGGACATCCAGAAAGGGTCGATCTCTTTCATGGCCGCCTCGAACGCATCGTGATTCTTCTTCCACTCGCGCACTGACTCCTCCTCCACACGCATTGCTTGCTCGGTAGCTGTTTCACGATGCTTCATGGCGTCACCTCTCGCCACTCGATGAATTGCTGCTCTGTTCGTTTGCAGAGGGCACACTCGCGGATAACCCGAATCGGTCCTTCCGGGTACATCACCACCATCCCTTTGAATGGCTGCCACTGATGGCCCACAATGGCGCAGACCTCACCGTTGGTTATCGCATGGCGCAGGAACTCCTCTTTGCTGATGTACTCACCAACACCGCCAGGGTGTACCAAGATGAGTGTGTTTGTAGTGTCCACGGAAATCTTAGGAGTTTTGATCTTTAGTTCATCAGCGACCAACCACACCGAGAAACACGCGAGTGCAGTAAGATGAATTGCGATGCAAGGTTTCACTTCTGCCCCTCCTTCCATTTGATTGCGGCGTCCCAGCCTGCTTGAAATTCGCCTCCGAATGATTTAAGTCCACATCCACTCATAACCCGATCCGCCCATGCATTCTCACACGGATCAGGCTTGGTCGGCGACTCGATCTCGGTGCCTTCGTTCTCTGCCCAGGCGACGAAGTTATTCTGCTTCACGCAATCGGACAGGACCATGACCGCGCCCCCTCCAGTCATCTTCACCCAAATGAGTCTCACCGGCTTCGCTTCCGGCCTCTCCTTCTTGAAATCAATCCAGTTCATGATTTCTCACGATGTTCAGCGAACCATTGGAATTGCTTGGCCCACAAACCGCGGGCGTTCTCGATGTTCTCGTAAACGGCCTTGTGCGCGCCGAGCATGTCGAAGTCTTGTGACGGCCCGATCAGATCGGCGTAAGTGGCGCAGTTGAGGTGACTGAAACTCTCGATCTGTTCTTCCGTAAAATCCTGACCCCCGAAGGCATGCCAGGCCATGGCGAGGGTATCGTAAAAATGGTGAATGACGGTGCCATTCAGGCGTTCGGGTTGCCACTGTTGCAGGACGGGTTCAATGAGGGGATGGAAGGGCTCCGGCGGGAAACGATCGAGGTACTTCCTGAAGGACCGCTTGAAGGCGGAGGGGTCGATCCGCATGAGGCAGGGGTGCAACCGTTCGCGGTAGCGGGTCCCGGTCCAGGGTTCGCAAAAACTCGGCATGTGAACACCGGCGAGGGCCGAGCCGTCGGGCTCATGCCGGAAACGGTTCCAGAAGATCACATCGGTGTCACAGATCCAGAAAGGTTCCTCGGAGGTTTCGATGAGATACCGGATCCATTCGTCGTGACCAAGCCGGGCGCTGGACAACAGACGGACCTGGGCGGCGGCGGCCTCACGCGCCGCAGAGGTAATCTCCACAAGACACGGAGAGTCATTCCGCACCGAAACAAAGAGTTGCCCGCGAGGGAATCCGACACGGAGCGTCTTGAACACGAGGGTCGCGGCCGGAAGCAATTCCGGTTTGCGACAGAAGGCCAGGATGTGGACGGGCTCCTTCAGCATTTAGCCTTTCTTCCTGGTGTCTTCGCCGGGGGGTTTGGACTTGGGGGCAAATCTGCCCTTATCCTCCTCCTCACCGGACCAGTTGCGCCACCAGGCCAGGCGCAACAAGCCCCAGACCGCGATCACTAAACAAGTGGCGAAGACGCCCATCAGAAACCAGAGTCCTCCATTCATAATAACAAGGGTTGCTTTACGTTCTTAAGTGTCTCCACCACCGCGGCCATGCAGGCAATTTCGTGGTCTGCCTTGAGTTGATTCATTCCCCTTTCGGCGACCCATTTCGGATAAAATTTCTTCCGCTTCTCCAATTCGCGCTCGGCGCACCGGACCTGCTCCTCCAGCGAAATCGGTGAGGGCGCGTCGGCCATGGTTCACAGGAGTTCCTCCGCTTCGGCGAGCAGGTCCGCCTCCTCATTCACTGCGACAGCCTTCCCGCCCGCCACGACGGCGCCGGTGTCCGCGTACCGGTCGGTGAACCTGAAGGTGGGACGATGAAAGGTGAGCTGGATCGCACCGGTCGGACCATTGCGCTGCTTCACGATCTCCAGGTTGATTGGCCAGGTCTCATCGGCCTTCTGCTTGTCTTCCTCACTCGTTTCCACGGGTTCCTTCTCTCCCTCTTCCGCATTACGGTCCCGATGCAGGATCCCGATGTTATCGGCCATCTGCTCGATGTACCCGCTCTCGCGCAAATCGCTCTTCATCGGCCGCCGGGCGCGGCTCTTCGCCATCTCGCGCTGGGCCTCGCGGTTCAATTGCGCTAACACGATCATGGGGATATCGAGCTCGAGGGCCACCCAGCGGCAGGCGGCCATCAGGAGCTTGCCCTCCAGCTTCATGTCGCCCCGGGCCTCGGGCGCGTAACACTCGTGCAGGTGATCCAGCAGGATGATCTCGCACCCATGCCGCGCCACCAGCCGCCGGGAGCGGAGCCGGATCTGTTGGGGGGTGAGATCGCTGCGGTCATCGATGACGATCGGCGCCGGAGTCAACCGGCCGGAGGCCCTGATGAGGGCGCCCAGGTCCGACTCGCTCGCGTAGCCGGAATGAACTTTTTTCCCACTCACCCGGGCGTTGATGCAGAGCAGGCGAATGGTCAGTTCCTGGCCGCCGCTCTCGGCGCTGAGGATGCCGACCTTGTGCCCGCACATCGCGAGGTACTCGGCAATGTTGAGCATGAGCGAGGTCTTGCCCGAGCTGGCCTCGCCGCCAAACACGGTGAGTTGGCGCGGCAGGATGCCCATCAGCATCTTGTTCGCGTAGCTCCAGGGGTATTGCAGGCCGGTCGCCAGGCCCTTGCGCCGTTGCTCGGTGGATTTCTCGATGGCCTCCATCGCGGGCGGGATCATATCCCGGATGACCCGCGGGCCATCGGCGCTTTCGCGGTCGCCCAGGGCGATGACCTGGGCCTCGAAATGCTCGATCACCTCCTGGGCCTCGGTCCCGCCCATGGCCCGGTCCACATGCGCGAGCGCCACCTGGATGCTCCGGCGAAGCCGCCATTTGTCCAGGACCTCGTCCAGGTACCCGCCGATCTGCAAGGGGGTCGAGCAGGCGTCGGGCAGTTGCGCGAGGTAGGTGACGCCGCCAATTTCCTCAAGCTCGTGTTGATCGCGTAAACGTGTTAGAAGAAGAATCTGGTCCGGGCGCCTGTTCTCGCCATCGAGGGCGAGCATGGCCCGGTAAATCGTGGCGTGGGCCCTGGTGTAAAACTGGCAGCCCACCTCGCCTTCGCCGCCGGCGCCGAGCTTCTCGAGGGCAGTGCCAATCGCCTCTTCCCACGCCGGGTCGGAGTCCTCGGCCGCGCGCAGAAGCGAGCCGAGGACTCCCCGCTCAGCCTCCGGCGAATGAGGCGGCAGCCCCATGGGGTTTGAGGTGCTCATGAGCGGAAACTGGGCCAGTTGAAGTCGAGGTAGCCCCCGCGGTGATTGGCCCGATCCGCGCCGGCGTCCCCGAGGAAATTCACGAAATCGGACTCGCCCACGTTCGCGATCAGCACGGTGTCCCGGCGGGCCTGGTACCTCGAATCGAGCAATTCGCGCAGCATCCGCGCGCCGGAATCGCTTCCGGCAGAGGCGGAGCAGTCATCGAGCACGAGCAGCCGGGGCGACTCGAATTCGCGCAAGACATCGAGCCGGCTGCGTTCGTTGCCGGATTTCAGTGCCGCCTCGAGTTCAAGCCCAAACCGGCAGAGGGTCGCGTAACGGGCGCTCTGGAGCTTCGCGGTCACCCAGAGCAACAGGCCAGTGGCGGCAAGGGTTTTGCCAGCCCCGTGCCGGCCAATGAACGCGACCAGCACGCCGTGGTCGCGCTCGCGAATGCCCGCGATCATGCCCCGGGCGCTGGCGTAGGTCGCGTCCCACTCGGCATGCCCGCTCGGGGCGTCCTGGGCGCAGGCAGCGGGCGGTTCTAACACTTTATTTCGAAAGGACCACCAACGAGCCGCGGCAGCGGGCAATCCCGCATCGTGGCGAAGTTCATCGCGGCGCATCCGGCGGTTGTTCCGCTCGAATTCCGCATCGGAAATTTGACGGGGCGGGCCGTAAATTTCCCCGCCAGCGGGATCAGGAGGGTTTGACGCATTCATGCGTTAGTTGATTTTTTTGAGCTTCACGTTGGAGGCGATTTCGTGGGCAAATGCCTTGCCGGCCTTGGGGCCAGGCCCGGGAGCGGCGAAACGGTTGCGCACGATGACGGCATGCTGGCGCAGGCGGGTCCGATCGACGTTGTGCCAGCGTTTGTTGGGGATTTTGCTCTCCTGGTAGGCCCATTCGGTCTGGATCTGGGTGGGGCTCAACCCCTCGATCTCGGCCGCGGCTTTCCACTCGTCGAAACTGGGCCACTCCGCCATCGAATGGCCGTTGGCTTGCTTGCCATGCCAGGCGTTGTCCGGAGAGTCCGAAGGAGGGGGTGTTTCGGGCGAAGCGCCAGGGAGCTCCACCACCGTACCCTGTGGCGTCACTTTACCCCCTTTATTCTTCTCTACTCTTCTCTTCTCTTCTCTCCTCTCCTCTAGGGGGTTACGTAACCCCTTGTCACGGTGACTACCCGGTGACGTAACGGTTATGTCGTGGTGACGTAACCCCGAGATTTTGGCACGGTGCCGGCGCTGCTTTTCCTTGTTCAAGGTCTTCTGTTTGACCAACTTGCCACCGTAATCGAACCAGTCGTGAAGCCGCATGTCCTTGTCGAGCCAGTGGGAATCGAGTAAGGCCGTGACAAATTGATCGGCGTTCCCGGGAAACTCCGCAGCGCACGAAATGGCACTGTTGGACCATCTTTTGAGCCTTCCGTCGGGCGCGTAGTCCATCGCCCAGTACCAAAGCAGGTGCAAATGACCCAGGCATTGGGGCCTCCCGCAACCCAGTTTGGATACCAGGTCCGCGAGCTTCGGATGAGCCCGCAGGGTGGTATGGGAGGGGATCCAGGACATCGAGGGAGGGTCGATTTTGGGTCAGTGGAGGAGACCTTGCTCCGACATCTCCCGGGTCGAGACCGGGATCGGAGCGGTGAAGGACCTGGCCGGGAGATTGGATTGCTGGAGGATCTTCTTTTCAAGGGCCTGGCGCCGGTGCTCGAGCTCGCTCTGGTGGATCGCGATCTGCTCCAGCTCCTCCTTGTAAGCAGCGATCAGTTGATGGCGGACTTTCATGGCAAGGTCTGCTTTTGTGATTTACCAAACACCGGGATAACGGGGGTAACGGACGCCGGAATCGGGTTTTGCCGGGTTGCCAGCGAATTGCCAGGCCGATCCAGGCTGCGGGCGCGCTAACACACGCATTCCGTTACGAAAGAGGCGGGCATCCTTGACCCGGACGGTGATGGATTCGCCGGCGTGCCCGTTGTTTTCGGAGACGCACCGGAGGACGCGGGCGTTCGGGAAGTTCCAGCCGGTCACCCGGAGTACCTCGAGCGGAGGAAGAAACGGTTCCGACGGGGTCGTCGGAGCCAACGGCGGGGTCGCCACGGGCTCGGGAGCGTTGGGGTGGTGTGCGACCCCGTTTTGCGGTTGTTGCCGCAAGGCAAGGTCGCCCGCGGCTTTTTCGGACCAGCAAACCCGGTGCCCGCGGACCTCCCAATCCGTGCCGCGCTGGGTGGAGCGGCGGGCGCCACGGAGATCCTCCCGGCTCAAGCCCAGGGCAGTGGCCAGTTGTTCCTCCGGGACGACAAAGACGGCTTCGCTGGGGACTGGGGCCACTTGATCCATAAATTATTCGATGGAATGCGTCGTCGTTTCCGCCGGCGGGTCGGATGGGAGACCCCCCCCGCCCCCTTTGGGTGTTGTTTCGACCGGGGTGCGTGTATCGATGGTTGCACCTGGTGCCACAGCCTCACTGAGCATCAATGACTTAGGTGGAGAATCACCTGATGGGACATCAGGCGCATCCACCGACACGTCAATCACCTGGCCGAACATCTGGCGCAACTTCGCCTCATACTCGCGGACCACGTCGGCCGGGGGCGCCGCTCTTTGTTCCACAATCGCCGTTGCCTGACCGGTCAGAAGCTGGGATTTATCCACTGCAATCCCGACGGCAATGCCCAGCGCGCGAACCGCACCGGCTGCCTCGGAAGTCCAATCTCCATTCGCATCTGTTATTAAGCGGCCAATCTCTTCGGTCGCGGATTCAGCGACCTCACCGAGGCGCGAAGCCAATCGATCGGAGGCGGCCGGGACTCGGCCCGAGGCCGTCAAGAGGCCAAACACGCCTCGGACGGTGCTGTGGCTGATGCCCAGGCGCTTGGCGGTCTCTCGGTCACTGAGGCCCGCCAGCTTGCACGCGGCCACACCCAACGCCGTGGCCTCATCCTTCCCTGCGATCTGGCCGGTTGAAGTCAGCCGCTTTGCTGCGCGCAAAATCGGCACATCCACCGGAAGCAGGTTCGAATCGAAAAGCAAGGGCTGCGATGCCAACTCCTCGGCAACGTCGAGACAGGCAGACGCGATGGTTTGCTTTGGCAGCGAGCGCATACTTCAGATTAACGGTCGTCTCTTCAAAAAATCGATTACATCCGTCTCCGGGATGCGCAGGTGGCCGCCAGGCAATCTCATCATCCCGGGAAATTCTGATGCATGACGCCTGATCCACTTCGGGTCACGATGGATGCGGCGGCTCGCCTGGCGAAGGTTCACAAGTTGAAGCAGGGGGAACTTCATTCCTCGGTTTGAGTTGTAGTTTCGGGCGAACTACGACGGCGTTGCAAAAACGCCCGGACCTCCTCGCTCGGGATCCGTAGATGCCCACCTGGCAGGCGCACCATCCCGGGAAACTCCGCAGCGTGGCTCTTGATCCACTTCACATGGACTTTCAGAACGCGGGCGGCCTCATCCGGCGTCAGGAGTTGCAGCCCTGTGCGCACCGCCAAAACAAAGCCGGCGGCCCGTAAAATCTCCGCAGCGTGAACGATCTCCCAGGGAGTGGGCTTCTGGAGCATTTCCTTCATGGACTCTCCTCCGCCTGATGTCCCATCCCTTGCTCGTTGTCGCCAAAAACAACCTCAGGCGCGCGAGAATTCACGTCCCGGCTGATCAGCCAGCGCACGTAGTTTGAAGGCGTGCGCCCCTCCAGTTCCGCCATTCGCTTGGTGCGAATCCGAAGCTCCACACTCATCGGGATGGAGAGCACCACGCGACGGGCCTTCCCTTTCAAGACTGGGGACGAATTCATAGGAGCGAGGGCATTCTGCAACGGGCTTGGACTTCAGATTGCAATCTCCTTCAAAGTCCTACGACGGTTCAACAAAAAAAGGATAACTAGTTAAATTCTTGTGAACAACCCGCGAATAACTTGAACAAAATCGTAATTTGACAGATGCCCTACAACTAGAGCAATCTGTAGGACATGCGACCCAAGAAGCGTAATGTCATCTCGGTTTCCCTGAGCGACGAGGCATTGAGGGCACTGCAGGCGCGGCAACTCGAGCTGCGCTATCGCAAGATGTCGCATTACGTGCAATGCCTGCTCGAGCAAGACTACATGATGCGACCCAGTCACGTGCGCAAAGCGGTTGATCAAAATGCGATGGAGTGCCTTCCATGATCAAGGCAAAAGCCTTGAAGGCTCCGTCACCGGAAGAAATTGAGGAAGCGCTGACAATCTTGCGGCGGGCGGGTGCCCAATTCGTCCTGGACGACACACTCGAGCCCGAACTCTGCACCGTCCACCAGGTCGCGGAGATGCTCAGCGTCGAGCCCGCGTGGGTGCGGCAGCATTTGAAAGAATTTCCCAAAACCGTGCGCCTGCAGGGAGGCGAATTGCGGATTCCCTATACCGACATCGAGGCTGCGATCCAGCGGTGGCGCATCCGCTCCATCACCGCGCCTGGAGTCACCCCATGAAAACCTATTACGAGCCACACAAGCCAACGATTGAGGGGCGGGAATACACCCTCTACCGGGTGACACCAGGCGGCCAGTGGAAATACCGCTACAAGCGGAGCGGCAAACAAATCGTCAAAACGTTCCCGACCTCCGATACCAAGGACGCCGAGCGCTGGCTGCGGGACCTGTTGCGATCCATCCGGGATGGGCTGGAGACGGCAACGCGGGATGCGCTCAGGCAACGCAAGGCGCCGGCGCCGCCCAGCCTCCTCTTGAGCCTCATTATCGATGCGTATCGAGTGGCGCCCGAAGGGCCTATCGAGCGGACACGGCGTGAGAATATCACCGCGCTGGGCCGGGTCATCAACCTGGCCCTTGGGACGGAGGTCGAGTGGCAGACACGCGGGGTCGATATCCTAACACCCCAGCTCGTCCGCGCCTATAAGCTGGGCGTGCTGGCCCGCGCGAAGGCCGCAGGCGCCCGCGGCAAAGCGATCCTGCGCGCCCAGGCGACCGCCGACGACACCCTGCGCCAGGCCCGCTCGATCTTTGCCATGCGGATGCTCGAGCACTATCGGCACGACAAGCAGTGGGAGCTGCCCGCCCTGGATCCTTTCCGGGAGGCGCCCGGGTTCGGCACCCGCAAAACCATCGCCTACCAACGTCCGGATGACGGCATTGTCGACCGATGCCTGGCGGAACTGGAGGCGACCAAGGCCAGCGAGCCTGAGCGCTACCTGATCTGCTGGCTTGCGATCACCTTTGGGCTGCGCAAGAGCGAGATCGCCGCGGCCCGGAGCGATTGGTTCGTGATGCGCAATGGGCGGATGCACATCGAGATTCGGGGGGTGGAAGACAAGAAGTGGAGCCGTGATTACACCAAGAATGGCGAGATCATGCCATCCACTCCGGCGGCCCTGGGCGGCTGGGCAAAGATTGGCCCGATGATTACCGCGATGGCGCCCGGGGTGTACCTCATCAAGGGGAGCCGCAGTTACCGCACCGATATTGCCTTCCGGAAGGTCAACCTGTGGCTGCGCAAGGTGGGTTGGCAGACCAGCAAGGCCATCCATGAGCTGCGCAAGCTGGCCGGATCTGAGGTGATCATGAGCAGCGGGATCTATGCGGCGAGCCAGTTCCTGCGGCATGGAAACATCTCAACGACCCAGAAATATTACGGCCGCTACGCCAATGTGGTGATCAGCGACCAGCCGATCAAGCCGCGGACTCAGGTGCCAAATCAGGTGCCTTCAGATACACCCTTAGATACACCTTTGACCCTTCCGGATAGCACTTTGGCGGGTATTTCGGACCTACCCGCCCGAGTGGAAATCGATGCGAGGAAACCGACACAAACAACTGATATGGATGGAGTTACTAGCGTAATCACTTGAGAATCAAGCATTGGGGAGAGGTGGCTGAGTGGTTAAAGGCACCTGACTCGAAAGCACGTGCCTCGATACCTAAGTGCTTGATTATCAAGGATAGAATTCGGGAGATACACTCTTAGATACACCGCACCAGTGAGCCGACCCTCTGGCATTCGTCGGCATCGTAACCGCTATTTGCGGCGCTTAATGGCTGGGGATTTGCCCCGGGATTCCACCGACGGCGAGGGCGGCTTCGGCGGATCGGCATGGGTGGCCAGGTCGGCCTCGATCAGGGAGGACACGTAACCGCTGAAACTTTGATGCCTGGCTCTGGCCCGGGTTTGGCCTGCCGTCATGAGCCCAGGCTCGATTGAGATCGATCGCGTCATGTAGGGCGCTCGCATAGCCCTATCTCAATACTGCCGTAAACAACCCGCAACAAAATATGTTGAATTTAAACAGGCACAAATCGTCTTGCTGTGTACGGTAAACAGTCCGGCAAAACGCGGGCTCACCAACAAAATCAACATGACCGATCTTCAACTCGGCCTCATAATCATCGGGGTTGTCATTGTTATTGTCGCGATCGGTGCATTCCGAGTCGATCGAGAGCGGCGCAGTCGCAACCCAGGAACCAGACCATTCCGCTGGGGCTATGTTCAAGGCGTCACCATGCTCATCTCGGGTCTGCTGGGGACTCTAGGAAACTGGGGTATTCTCACAGGCGCCTACAAAGCGTCTCCAAGTGCAGCCACCGGTGCCGCAATCTGTTTCTGGACTGCAATTTCCGGAGCGCTGCTGCTTAGGCGGAGGAGATGGAGTTGGGTGTTGGGGACAATTCTCAGCCTCCAGCCATGGCTCTGGTTGATTAACAGCATTTATTTGGCGCGGCGTTGGGACGAATTTGCAAAAGAGCGAAAAGTACCCCCGCCGGTTATCCACGGGGATACTCAGATCCAGATAAAACATTCACTCGGCTTGCCCGCCCTTGCTAAATGGATCTGCAGGCTGTGTTTGATCCCCTTTGTGTTTGCCGCGTTCGCTTCATTAGCCTTCCTGCTTATGGGAGAAGGAGAAGCGGCGGCGTTTGCGTTCTTCGTGATGGTATTTACTGGATCGGTTGCCCTTGGCCTCGGCCCCGCAATCCGTTGGCTGAAACGGTGGGAACCTTAACCAGCAACCGCTTCTCGATTTCCTTCGCGGCGCCGTCGGTGCCGCCTTTCAATGTCGCGGAGCGGATTGCTTCCATGTCAGCGGGGCCGAGCTGGTCCAGGCGTCCAGCGGCTTCAACAGTTAAAGCACGCTCGCTCGGGGCTGGGCCTCCACGCTTTGCGGCTTGCTGGGCTTTCTTCCATCCAGCCGATGCGATCTCGTCCGCCAGTGCAGGCGGGGCTCCTCCCGCAATGAGCTTGTTCTTGAAATCCTGAGTCGCCTGCGCCTCGGCGTGCTTGATCACGGCATCGGGAGTGACGCCTCGAGGCAGCGGAGCTGTCCCGGCCGCCGCTCGGTCCAACGGCATTAAGTTCTGCTTGGCCTTGCCGTAATCCACCGGGAGGTTCTTGCCGCCGCTCTCGGTGATCTTATTGACCCGATCCACCCGGAAGCTCTTGAAATGGTTGTCGCGCCCCGATTTCGTGGAGAGCTGCGAGGGGTTCACCTCCGGCAGGCCACGAGTGGCGCCGAGGAGGTCTGAGATCACGTTTCGCTTCTGGACGGCCGTCACGGGATTCGGATCGAGCCCGATGCTGTTGGGCACTCCGTTGCGCTGGTTGTCCAGGTACTTGTAGATGTCCGCCTCCACCGCGCGACGATCGCCTCCCCAAGGCGCGAATTGATCCTTGGTGCCCTTGCCTTCCATCCAGCGGCCGAGCTTGCGATCAAGATTGCCGGCATCGAAGGCGCGGAAGTAAAGCCCGCCCTCCTTGTTCACGCCGAATCCGTAGGGGACGACCTCGTAAAACTTGCTGCCCTGGCTGGCGTACTTGCGGCGGCCACTGCCCCGGACTTCCTTGGTAGCTGTGTTGTGATCGACTCCCAGGCGGACGCCTTCGCCGGTCTTGATGGCTTCATTAATCCGCACAATGTTGCGCAATTGCTCCGGGGTGATGAGGTTGCCGGGTACGGTGCGATGAATGGCATCGAGCTGGGCGGGGCTGAAGTAATCACCTTCCCAACTCCGTCCATTCTCCTGGAGGCGCATCGGTTTGATCTCGCGCCCGTTGGCCACAATGGTGTCGGAAACCTGCGGGGTCTGGCCCAGGGCCTTTGCGATGGCGCCGTGGCGGTCCGCATTGAGCTTGCGGACCTCATTCTCGGTCAACAGCGTGGGGCGACCGTCCGGCTGCAAATGCAAGGAACCATCCGGATTCTTCTTATAGGTGTCCGAATTGCCGTAGAGATCGGAGATGATCTTGTGGTGCTTGCCGAGCATGTCCGCCTGAGTGACGGTGGCGACTGGGCGCGATTCATCGCCCACCCTGACATCCCGGGTGGTCCGGTCGCGGACACGTAGCAGGCCACGCAGAGCCGCGGCTTCCCGGGCGCTCAGGCGCAGCGGCTGGCCATCCATCGTGAGGAGCGATGAGCCGCCCGGTTGGGTGCGCTCACCGAACCGGTCCAGACCTGGCACCTTGCCAATGAATTGTCCGATCGTGCTTTGCTCGAGGTGATCTGCGATCCGGCGCAGCGGGCCACCCAGGTTGTGGAGGTAATCTGGCCGCTTACCGGTGAGCAAGTCGCTGATCAACTCGCCCACGATCTCTTCGCGGGCGCTGCGCAGGTGGTCTTCCTGCGTCCAGGAGGCGCGCCGTTCCGCCTGCATCCTGGGATCGAGCTTGGTGAAGTAGCTGTCGTAAAGCTTCTGCTGCTTCTCCGGTGACATGAGTCCTTCACTGGTATTCGTACGACCCGTGGTGAAATCGGTGCCGGTACCGCCCGGTGGCTTGAAATCGCTGAAGAGCGTTCGATGCAGATCCGCGGCGGCTTCAGGAAAGAGTCGGTGGAGAACGTGGCCTATCTCGTGCAAAACGGGCGTGCCATTGCCGATCTCAGTGGCGTTGATGTAGACCTGCGGGCGATCCCCTGGCGTGGTCTCGAGGGCACGCCCAGGGGCCAGGCCGGCTTCTTTCCATTGGTCGGCGGTCAGGTAGTGAAAATCCACGTCGCCGGCACCGGAGATGAATCGCTGCGCATTCATCACCCTGGCCTGTTGTTCGAGGCCCATGCTCTCGATAGCCGGCAGGGCCTCCGGGGCCATTTCGGATTTCCAGCGGGTAAGGTCTGTTGCGACTCGGGCCGCGCGTTCGCGGGCGCTTAGGCCACGGGCGATTCCGCCAGCGGCGCCGAGCGGGGCACCTATGCCGACACCTGCCGCGAAGCCCTCTTCGCCGTCGGCTAATGCACCCAAGCCCCCACCTACAGCGGCGCCCTCGATTGCGCCCGTCACGGCGCGGCCGGCGGCCGAGAGGGCGGGATCGGCGAAGCGGCCGGATCGTGCGGCGGCCCGCACCCACTCGGCCGCAGCGGGATCGCGGGCAATATTGCCGAGGAGCCCGAGTTGTGCGCTGTATGTCGATTTCAGAAGATTACGTCCCGCCGCACTAAGACCTTGCCCAACCATCTTGGCCACGGGTGCGCCCGCGGCCGCTGCAGCGATTGCGCCGAAGACCGGTGGGCTTGCCACCCCAAGGGCTCCAGCAGCGCCCGCTCCCAATGTACCTGCCACGCGACCGAGTGCCGGGCCGAGGGAGGCGGCCTGTTCGGTGCCGGTGCCCAAGATCGCCTCGGCAGCTTTCATGGGAGCAGCCCGGACTGCCTCGATCCCTGCGATTCCAACATCCCCGAGAACCTCGGAAGCACGGCCAGCACCTATCAAAGCACGCGCAGTACCGCGACCGAGCATGTTGGCTGCTTTGCCTACATAACCACCACCCAATGGGAGGGCATTCACCGGATTCGCGACAATGGCCACGCCGCCGGCCAGGTCTGGATCCGCGGTGCCCCACACCTCGGGCACGAGGGCTTCCTCGCCGGAAGCCAGTCGGGCGGATTGACGCTCATCCTCACGGTTGGCTCGCCACTGCGCCATTCTTTGCTCAGAAATCTCCTCTTTTGTCTGTTTGCGCCCGGCTTCAGGACCGATCTTGATGTCGAGTTTCTCCCCGATCTTCTTACCAAGAAGCATTGCGTCCCGGGAGCCTTGCGCGACGCCTTCCGCCAGGCTTTGCATCCCAGAGCCGGGATCCATGACCGCACCGGGGACAGCTTTAGCAGCCTTGGTCGCTTGTTCAACAAGCCCTCCAAAAGCCGCAGCAGCCTTCCCGGGCCATTCGCTGGGAGTAAGGCCCTTCTCATCCTTTAATTCGAAATATCTCCCCAGCTCATAATCGGTGGGGGTGTAATCAAGATTGGAAAATCTGCGTTCCAGTTCATGCAATGGCGGAGGCCCAAGGATCTCGTCCATTTGCCGGGGATCGATGGAAGCCTGGGCAACAGGAGCAGACCCTCCGGGACGAGGGCCAAGAAGTGATTCCATCGAGCGCGATTCTTCGTCGCGGGGCGGAGCGCTCGCGTTGACAAAGCCGCCGTCCGACGGACGGGGCCCGAGGATTTCATCGACCGTTGGCATTTAGAATCCGCCACTGGCCCCACCGCCGGGCTTCGGGCGATCGCCGCTGAATTTCTGTGTGATGATTGCCGCGGCCTCGTCCCAGGTCAGGTGTCCCATGTCCAGCGCCTTGCGGACTTGCTCGGGCGAAGTAAACTCGCCGGTCTTGGTCGAAACCCGCACTCGCAACCAAAGGGGCATGTTCTCCGGGAGTTTGCCATTGTTGTTCTCCGACCAGGTGCGGACGCGATTGACGAGATCATTACGGGCGCCCTCAATAGCAGCCTTGGTCACCTTGGTGCGCGTGCCCCAGCCGGCGGGAATCATGTATTTCTTCGCGGACTCTACCTCGCCCTCTCGCGCCACACTCGAGGGATCAGAGATCTTGGCGTTGCTGATGGCGGTTTGATACGCGAGTTGGCCGAGTGCGGCGGACCCCGCTTGATCGAAGATTTCCGCGCCTCCATATTTGTCCACCGCCTTGGCGTAGTCATCGAGTTGCTGCGCATAGACTGGGGCGATGTTCAGGAAAGTCTCATCAGCGGAACTGAGCTTTGGCGGAGCTTCTGGCTTCTCCTTCGGCAGCATCTGAACCCCACCCTTGCCCGAAACAAAACCCTTCCCAACCACATTGCCCTCATCATCTCTAATAGTCTGGGCAATCGGAGTTCCACCAGCGCCCGAGTCTTCCAACATCTGGAAGGTGCCCGTCCGCGGAGAATAAACCCCCTTGCGGCCCGAGATTGTGAATTCCTCCGGCTTTGTGGGAGTGCGCTGCGAGTAGGTTGAGACAGCGTTGAGCAGTCCTGTCGTTTCCGGTTGACCAAGAACACCTGATTCCGCCGCGTAACGCATGACCGCGTCTGGATCAAGTGTGGGCCGATAAACCGAAGGCTCACTGCCAGGCGCATAAGACATCGGCGGGTTGAGTTGCTGGCTGACATATCGATTGAATGTCCCGAGCCGATTCTGGGCCTCGAGCCTCTGCGCGGCCTCGTCGGCGCGGAGAGCTTGCTCCTTCTTGAGCAGATCCGTTCGGGCGGCCTGATCCTGCGCCTCCGCCTTGAGACGCTGCTGGGTCATGTACATTGCTGCGCTACCAATCACGCCCCTGGCCGCGCCGGTGCTCATGCTCGGGACTTTCGCAAGTTTCTCGCCGAACATCTCCATGGCTTGCGGGTCGTCCTTCAGGTAGCGGCCAATCATCTCGGCGCTGGCGACGGCCTGGTCGCGTTCCTGTCGGTTCTGCTGCCAGTTCTGGATGTTCTGCGAGATCCGCGGGCCCATCGCTGCGAAATAATCGCCGGCAAGATAATGTTCTCCAGGTGCGTAGGGCATGACTAAGTGAGAGTTGAGAGTTGAGAGTTGAGAGACCGGCGCGTGTTAGTGCGGCTTTCCGTGCTCGTCATGGTTATCGGCCCAGGTCTGCTTGCGAAGGACGGGAGAAACTTTCCGCATGTGACCGTACCCGCCGCAGATCGCGGCAACCATGCAGTACATCTCGACCCCGGCAAACCGGAGGGTGTCGGCCATTTGGCGCTCGGCACTGTCGCCCGACTTCTCCCATGCGACGCTGTCGGCATAGGCGTTGGTGATAGTGATGATGACCGGGCGCAGGTGGAACCAATGCGCCAGGAAAAATGGGTGACTGTAAAGCTCGACGGCTTCGGCCAGGACTTCAAGCAGCGCCTCGGGGCCTCGCTGTTCATCGATGATGTCGTCGATAGCGTGGCAATACTTCCACCACTTCTGCAACCAATCCGCCGCAATAGGGTTTCCATTCGTGACCTCGCCAATGGGAATCTCTCGAGTCAAGCAAGCTGCAAATCATGGGCCGCACTGGTGGGTCGGACATTCGATGTCCAATACTCGATCGTGAGGAAGGCGGACCGGGTGCGGGCACTCGCGCCGTGGACCTGCCCGACAGGGACCTTCATGGGACGAATTGGACCCACGGGACCGATGGCCCTGGTACGACCTGCCCGACGCCATACCATGCGCCCCCACAATGGCACCAGCCAGGCATCGAGGTGCGGATGCCGATGGTCCGGGATCTCACAGCCCCGAGGCACGAGCCACAACTCGGCGCGCCAGCGGCCCAATCTCAGTATGGGAATGCCAGTACAGTTGAAAATGCGGTTCAAAGGGAGCGGGTCTTCTTCTTGAAGATGCTGTCATCCTGGTTGCCTGTGAGCTGCTTGAGCGCGGTCTGGTAATCAAGTGAGGCGCCCGGATTGAAAATGGGATTGGCTCCGGAACCGAGCGGAACACCACCGAGAGCCGGCGCCGGCGCGGTGCTGGGAAATTGTTCGCCAGTCCCCAGGTTAGGATCGGCCGGTTGTGCCGCAATCGCTGCATGAAATTGGCGCAGCGCGTCGTCCTGTGCCCGTTGTTGCTGCCAGGCGTTGATGTTCGCGCGCAGCCTCGGGCCGGCTCCGGCAAAAGCCTGGAGGCCGTTTCCTTGGAGTCCTGAATTGTAGGGCATAAGCGTAAATCAGAGTGATCCAAGCAACGCGGACGCAGCGCCGGCTTGGGCATTGCCTATTCCTATCTTGCGCGCCGCTTGTGCGTTGTAGTTGGTGTTGTAGAGGTCCTGGGCGTAGGCGTTGTTCGGGTCGAAGCGGTCGTACACCATCTGGCTTTGATTCCCGAAGCCTGACCCAGCCCCGAGAAGGCTTCCGGTGGCGCCTGGCGTCTGGGCCCGCTGGCTGAACATCGCCAAGTAGGGATCGTTCGCCGCGGCATTGACTCCAGCCATTTGCATGCCCCGGTTGAGATTCTCGCCACGCCATTGGTTGGCAGCGCCGCTCTGCGCCAGGGTTTCGGCATAAGCATCCGCAGGACCGTACCCGAGTCCGCGCGCGGCCTGGCCTGAGCGCGAGGACTGGTTAACCACATCGCGCAAACCGGTCGGCAGATTGTAGCCCGCCTGCACATCACCCAGGGTTTGCTGGTTGAGAGAATCGAGCAATGCGGCCTGGTTGGGATCATACGCCCTTGCTGCTTCCCGCATCTGTGGCCCGTATTGCTGGAGATCCGCCACGTCCGCCCCGCGCTGCGCGCTGCTGGCCTGGCGATCGAGCGCAGATAAGCCAGGAGCCATCCTCTGGTAGGCATCGTACATGCCTCCTTGCCCGTTCGCGCCGAAAAGCGCCGTGTTAAAGGATTGAAGGTTCTGCGCGTCATACTGGGGCCGGTACTGCGATTCCAGCGCGAAACGATCGCCGGCGAGTGCGCGCTCGTTCGCCAAGGTGTCGCCCCATTCCTGATCGAGATCGCGGCTGCCCGGATCGGCATAGGCTTTGTTGGCCGCGGAACTCAGCGGCTTGGTGATCGGACTCGAGATGAAATCGTAAAAGCCCATGGTTAGTGAGGAGTTAAGAGTGAGGCGTGATTTGTGGAGCAGCGATCGGACCCGTCACAATACTGCGATTCATCCAATTCCTGTTGCAGGCCACGATAGAGCAGCCGACGGATCTCCATCGAGACCTTGCGGCGGTACGCATAGCCACCGGTCAAACCGGCCACGACTTGCGCGACTTCATTGCCTAGATCCGCAAATAAAATCGTCTTCCGATTCGCCGGCGGGAGGTTGTTCGCGTCCTGCCACGCATTGATCGCGATATCGTGGGCGGGTATCAGGTGCGCCGCGAATCGCCCAAAGAAAGGATTCCTCGGCATTGCCACCAGGAGCAAATGAGCCAGGAGCCCCACGTCGACCTTCCCGTTGTCGCCATCGTGAAGGTCATCCAGAAGCCGGAAAGCGCCGCCCCAGATCCGCAGATATTCGAGCGCTTCCTGGTTGCCGTTTGCAGCCAGAGCCATTGCCTTCTCAGTGAAGGCCCCATCGTGCTCTCGTTCCTCGGGCGTGCTCATTGAAACACGGTGACAAACAAGTAATCGGGATTGTTGAAGTTGGTCATCGAAAGGCCCGTCAGCACATCGAAAGAGGTGGTCGTGGGGCTCTGGGTCACCTTGGGCGCGGGATCGCTCCCGCGCACGTTGACCCAGACCATCGGACCCTGATTTTCGTGGTTAGCGCCGCTCGAGGTGAGTTGCACCGAATAATCGGCGGAGGCCATCGGGGTCTCAAAGAAGATCCGATATTGCCCCGCGTTGCTGTCGAGATCGAGGGTGTTGTCCCCGGTGCGGAGGACCGCGGTGATGTTGTTCCCGGCCCGGATCGGGTTGGATTTCCATTTCAGGAAGGACTTGCCCACGCCCGAACCCGTGAGGGTCACGAGCTTGGTGGCGTCCGCAGCAATCGCCCCTGCCTTGGTCGTGTAGAGCTTGAATTGCTGCGCGGTGCCAAAGGGATTGATGTAGTACGGGGTCCAGGCAGTCACACCCGCACCGGCCTGATTCGTGAGGAACCAGATGACATCCCCAGCGACCAACAAATGAGGGACCGCACACCCGATGACGCCCGTGGCGGTGTCCCAGGTATTGGTGACAAGCGAGGCGATCGCGATGGTCCCGTTGATATTCGCCCATGCCTTGATCCCGCCCGCCTGGACCAACACATCATTGAGCTTCACGCGAACCTGCTGGCTCCCGGCGGGCAGGCTCGCATCGTTCATCAGCAGCTCGTCATTGAATCGGTCGAGGACCCCACCCACGGGAAATCCCGTCGTGTCCGCAATCAGCGTGTTGGTCACCGCGGAGACCGCCGTGCGGAGCTTGGCCTTTCGGTTCTTGTTCGTGCCGGTGCCTGCGCTCGCGTCGTAAAGGAGGATCGTGTCCGCGTCCCGGTCGATCTGGGACACCTTGTCGAGCTCGGTCTGGCTATTGACCGCTTCCCGGAGGGTGTCCGGGAGGGTCGCCTTGCAGTCCTTGCCCTTCTGGATGACCCAGAGGTAATCCTCGAAGGTCACCTCCGTGATCTTGGTCGGGGACGATTTGCCCAGGTCAAGAATCTTCCGAATGGTCGTGCTGCGGAGAGAGCCCAGGTCGAGATCCTGATACATGATCAGGTCGGTCTCCACCGGGTCACCCGGTGTCAGGTCGGAAATGATGTCCGGGGCAAGCTTGTCGGCCGTGATCGAGCCAGGAGCAATCGCAGAGCTCGAGAGCGACCCCTGCAGCTCGATGGTCGGGCGCCCGAGCTGGTTGAGCTTGGTCTGGGTGACTTTCTCGTTCTCTGAGAATTGGTAGCCAGGAACGACTCGGAGGGATAATGCCATGGGATTAGAGTTTGATTCCGGGCTGGCGGCTTGTCTCGGCCAGTTCGAGTGTCACCGAGCGCAATTCAATGGTTCCCTCGCTGTTCGCCAGGGCCGCCTGATGCCATCGGCCGCGCGGCCGGACCATCCGCAGCAGATGATTGGCCTCCTGCTTCAGATCGACCGCAAGGCCCGTGTCGAGGTCGAGCTCCAGTTCGTGAGGCGAGAGTTGAAGCGGGTGGCCCGTCGAGAGCAGCAGCGGGGCGGCCGTCGAGAGCAGCAAGGCATTGGGACCCGTCTCGAGAAGGATCGAATAATCCTGCCGGTACGGGGTGAAAAAATCGTGGTTGAAATTGTCGGTCCGCCACCGTGGCACACCGGCCGGGCGTTCGTACAACCGCCGGTCGCGGGTGCGGGCGCTCGCAAGGACCGATTCTTCAGAGACTCCCTCGGTCCGGGTCGCCACCGAATAGCTCGGGTCCTGGGTCGCAATCACCATCCGGGCAAACTGGCCCGCCTTGAATCCGGCGGTGCCGCCGCTATAGCCACGGGTCACCGCGGCCACGGCGATCGGCCAGAGGCTCAGGAGATTAGTGGCGGAAGGGTCGAACACCTGGTCGCCCGCATCGCTTTCCTCGTAGATATTGAGGTAATTGTCGGCCGTGACACAGCAAAGCCGCTCGATGCCATCGATGGTCATCACGAACCATTCCTTGACGGCGAGATCGGCGCCCCGGTGGAGTGGTTGCCAGGCCGCCGTCTGGTAATCGTACACAATGACGGCGGTGTTCGTGTTGGTGAGCACCCGCCGCAGGAAACTCTGGGCCGGCGCGAACTCGAGGACCGCGGTGGAGCGCTGGAGTCCGAGCACGCTGGCGCCGTCCCATTCGACCTGCACCGCGCTCTTGAACACCTTGCCATTGCACAAAAACCATTCGCTCTCGTCCGAGGCAGGGTCCCAGCGGAACGTCATGCCCGGGGTGACCCAGGGCTGCCCGCTCAAATCCATCGCCTCGAGAAAGATCATTCCCTCGAGCCAGTTGGCGGAGAAGATCTGGCTGGAGCCGACAGGGGCGGCGAAATAAAGGGCGTCATTCCAGTAGGCCAGCCGGATCTTGTCCGCGAGGGTCCAGTCGATCTGATCGATCCAGGGCTGAATCGGATTGCTGAATGCCGTTTCCGTTCCCTGGATCTTGTTCTGGTCAGTCTGTCGAAGCGACACCACGCCGCGCCGGGGCGAGACAAACACGACATCACGACCCACCTCGGTCGCCGCCCGCGCATTTACCACCCCATAATTACGGATGATCATCTCCAGGCTGAGTTGGGTGAGATCGCCCGTGACATTGGAGAGCAGGCCGACACTCGCCGACTTGAGGGCCAGGACCGCGCTATCCCCAATCTTGACTAGCGCCATCAACTCATCGGCGCTGCCCTGGTTGATCCTGAATTCGTTGTTTGGGGCGAACCGGTGATAATCGAGGACGTAACTCGCCGCGACGAAATCGCGCTTGGCACCGTATTCGCCGCTCTTGAACTGGCCGCCAGGGATCCAGGATGTCGTGACCATCAGCCGGTTATTGACATAGATCCCGTTGGTGCAGTTAGGCAGAATCAGCCATTCCCGGATCCAGCTCGCGTGATTCCCAGGCTCATCCCCGGCGAACATGAATACATTCGCGACCCAGTAATCCGAGTTGATGGTCCACTCGAGCGTTGAGGCGATGCTCGACTGGTTGCCGGGCCGGATCAAAAAGGTGTACTCGTCCACCACCTCGACCGTGTAGCGCCCGTCCTGGAGGCCGCCGGAGGTCTTGCGGACCTGCACATCGGAGCCGGTGATCAGGTTGTGAACCTTGGGCATCGTCACGAGCATCCGGCCATTGACAAGAGTCACCGCGCCCGTGATCCACGGACCCCAGGCGATAATGGAATCTTTCTGGTACTCGGCCGTTGCATCCCACCGGGCCACCAGGTCCTTGAACCCGTCGCTGACATTCTCCATGACGAGCGGCGCCATCTTCTCGCCGCGCAGCATGAAGAGCAGGTTGAACGCCTGCACGAAGGCCACCTCGGTAATGATCTTGATCCCGTCCGGAAGCGCCACCCCGAACGAGGTGTTGTAGGGGCGGATCGCAAAAACACCCTCATTGGCGGCGAGCATCAGCCACTCGACCCCATTGGGATCCTTGAAAGGTTGCGGCTGACCATTGATCTGGGACCAGGGCAGGACCTTCTCGCCCTGGAGCTGGTTCATCCAGGCCGGTTTCCATGTGCCCCGGCGCGTCACGGGCCGCCCGGTGCGGCACTGGAGATTGACTCCATCGGCCAGGAGCCCCGGCTGAAGCTGGGACGGCTCGGCATTGAGGTACACCCCCGTCCAGTAGATGTCGCCCACATCACTGGGCGGATCATCACCGGCACTGTAGCTGCGGAAGCGGCTCATTTATCCACCTTGTTGGTCGCCCGCTGCATCGTGAAGGGTGCGTTCGTTTGCGTCGTCGCGGCGAGACTCGTCGCGTCCAGGGATCCGATGGCAAAAGCCCGCACTTTGTTGGTACCCACCTTCTCCATGAGCCATCCAAGCCCAAAAATGTGAATCGCCTTGAAGCTGCGATCCTTCTGGTAGCCCGCGTGATGACAGCCCAGCAGCACGACACAGAAGAGGGTAAGAGCAATCCATTTCAAGCGGTGGGTGGTATAGCCGTGGCCCTCAACGTGATGACGACTTGTTGGCCCTTATATTCGATGCTGAACACTCCGTTCTGAATGCTCACAACGCTGTTCCTGGGATCCTGAGAGGGCGGAGTTTCCTCCACACAAGGCTTCGATTCCTCTCCCTCCGGCTCAGGTGTCATTGTCAGATGCCGATCAAAAGGGGTTGCCCGCAAATCGAAACAGAACCCGAATACAGATCACGACCGACACGATCGCCAGGACGGCGTAGGCCACTTTGTTGAACGGCTCAGGCACGGCCAGCTTGCCGATCAGCCAGTAGAGCAGCCAGATGATCAGGCCGATGCAGCAGATCCACACGATGCCGTGCGTCACGTCGTTCTCGCTAATTGCCGCTAGTATCATATTCATCTTGGTATGGTTCCCGGTTCACGGACATGTTTGTACTCCGTCCATGTTCTGTTTCCGTCATTGCTGCGGAATGTGTTCGTCGTGCCTGACTTGACCCAATCCCTGGGAATGGACGGCCGCTGCGGCAAGGTGTAGTCGGGCCTGTAAGCCCATTGCGCTGGCAGTGCATTGGTCATTCGCCTTTTGAGACGAACGCTGTTTGTTGCCGATGGAGGCACCGGCACCCGGCTGACGACTGTCATTGTGCGAACAACTTTGTTCGTCCGCACGATGGGTTTGGCCGATTCACCCGCGAAGTTGGTGATGAGCGAATCGGCCATAATCCCTAGTGCGATAACGACGGCCCTCCTTGAAATCATATCAACGTCTTTACTTCGTACTCCGTCGCGAGCCATGGGTCTTGATACCCCACGGTCAGCCCGCCTTGAAATGCCTTGCGCCACCCTTCGAGGTAGGTGCGGAATCCGCCCGGTGTGTGGACCTCGTACACCTCCGCGATCCGGGTGTGCCGTTCGTATTGGCGCGGGAGGTTCCAGCAATAGAGAGAGCGATCCTTCGCGGGCATGTCGAACTCGGCGTCGAAAACGTAAAAGTCGAGGTTCTCCGTCGGTTCGTTATTGAGAATGTTCTCGAGGGTTTCGTCGTAGGAGATTCCCTTCTCCCAGAACTCGCCCAGGAGATTCGTGGGGGGATGGCCTAACACAACAGGCGGGATATACGGCTCGATCCCGTCCACACGGACCACACGGCCACCCTCCAGTTGAAAGGCTTGCAACTCCTCGAGCCAATAAGCCCTCACCCCGCCGATCCACGGCTTGATGAGGGCAGGGTAAGTCTTGGGCCAGTCGTCGCTCCGCTCAGGGAATGCTGCCACCTCCCGAGGGGGGATCCTGAGAATGGGCCGGGGCTTGAAAGGTAACAAGGCGGCCGCTGCGTAACATCGGTGGCTTGCTGAAGTCATGAGTTGATGAATGTTTCGCAGCTCCCGCACTCGCGGGGCCGCCTTGTCAAAGTGAAATCTTCTCGATCGTGAAATCACGGATCGAGTAGGCGATCTTCGCCTGCGGGTCTTGGGTCTGGGCGAATACCGAGATCGAGACGTTGTTGAGATTCCCATCCACGAAAAACGGGGCGTCCGATGCTGACATCTCGAACGTGGAAGGGACCGCTCCCGTGAACTTCTCCGTGTTTCCCGTGTTGCTGTCCCCAGGCGTGAATCCCCCGATCGACACCTCGCCCGTGCTGTGCCGCGAGTAGATCGCGTGCAGGTTGTCGCCGTACCAAATAATGTCGTGCTCGTCCCAGAAGAGCCGGGAATCGTCGGGTCGGATCCCATGGGAGTTGCATCGGGTGATCGCGGTCTTGCCAATCCAGAATTTCCGAATGAACAGATCGCCAGGCTGCGGCAGGCCGAACGATCCAATGATCCGAACCCGGTACCGGGTCTTGGGCTCGTTCCAGCTCGCGGGCATCGGCACGATGGGCGGGACCGTCACGTCCTGTTTCTGGAGGGCGGCATCGATATAGCCGCCGGTGACGCCGTTCTGAAGATAGATGGTTTCTTGCATAAGTCTCCTAGGGTTGCGCGATGAGCTTCCGCCACATCTTGTTGAGGTCTACCGAAGATCGAACAATCTGACCAATCGGGACGCTGGGATCGTAGTTGGAGAGGTAATAATCGGCGTGATGACCGTCGCCGACGGTGAGTTGACCGAGGGTTGAAATCTTCTTCAGATTGATCGGAGCAGCCGCTAAATCCTCTTGAACGTCCACGACCGCAGCGAAGCTGATGGTGCTCACACGCGTCGTGAGGCTATTTGTGAGCGTGCTGGTGGCCGCGGCGGCGAATCCGTGGGTGCTGGATTTCCATCCTGTGTCTGTCATCACCCAACCGTTAAAGGTGGTGAGCCCGACATTGTGGGACCAGACCAGATCGATGACGACCCCTTCCGAGAGTTCTCCGCTTGCGAGATTGCCTCCTCCTGGTGGATAGATGGCCTGTCGAAAATCTCCAATCCAAAGGTAACCCCCCACGTTTCCAGCGTTCGACCAGCCCGATATTCCGGGACAGCTCACCCGGACCGTGATGCGTGTGCCATAGGGAGGACTCGATCCATGAGGCCAGCCCGGAGTGATGTTTTGGGCAACAAACTCCCAACTTCCGCCGACAGTTATCTTGCTATCGACCCCATCCGCATAGAACTGCATGGTGTTCGCTCCTGAGGTCGGTGGAAGATCGCTAAATTCGACCAATCCATCCTGGTCCATCGCTTTGAGAAACTGACCGGTGGTGGGTTTGTTCACGCTATTGACCCTGGGCGTCTTGATTCGCAAGGAGGTCGTCCCCCCAATTTCCATCGCCCCTGCGGATTGCAGCTTTGTCCGGCCCTGGGTGTCCACGTCGTAGTTCCCCAACCCGGTCGCGTTCATGTGACCATAGCCCTGGAAAGTAAGAGTCTGGTTGTTCAAGCCCACGACACGATTCCCGGTCAGATTGCTGCTCGTGTTGTAGATGTTGACCGGCGCGGAGCCCGGTGCCGGGGCGAAGTCCACATATCCATTGACCGAGTCCGTCAGGGTGAGGACCTGCCCCTGTTGCGCCTGCCCGAGCCACATCTTAGGCGTGAACATCGCGATGTTGGTCCTGGCATTGAGGAATAACGTCGATCCGGCATTGAGCTGGACATTGGTCGCCTGGAAATTGACCGTTTGCAGCGTTGCAGCGCTAGTGATGGTGCCCGCGCCGTTGAAAATCAGGTTGCCCGGCTGGGTGATGGTGACCTGGCGGGTGCCGAGGATCGAACCATCGGTGGTGTAAAGGTTCTGCCAGTTGGGCGTTGCGAATTCCACGGCCCCTGTCTGGAGATCCGTGAGCTGCAGGAATTGGCCAGGAACCGCCGAGGAATTGTTGACCCCGGGGGTCTTGAAACCCATCCGGGTGCCGGAGATTAGGTCGATGGTCGCAGCCGTGGAACTCAACGCTCCGAGATTCAGGAAGCTCAGATTGTTGCCCGCCCCGCTAAGGGTCCGGTTGCCGGTCAGGGTCCCGTTGGTGTTGTAGATGCTCGTGTCGAGCGCCTGGTTGGTAATGACCGTCTGAAACTCCACGTTCCCGGCCGAATCCAACACCAGCACATCCCCAGGCTTGGCAGTCCCTCCCCGAACTTTCGGGGTCTTGAGCTGCATGGCATCGATCGCCTCGAGGATGTTCGTGTCCGCCGAGGACGTGATCCTCCAGGGGGAATAAAGAATGAAGTCCGTGGCGGAAAGCAGGCTGTAATTGATATTCTGCGAGATCAACCGACTGGCGCCCGCCGCTCCATCAAAAATCAAATCCTTCCCGGCAAGGCCGACTTGTCGATTGCCCGTGAGGGCCGCGCTCGTGTTGTAGATGTTGACCGAACCCGTGGGCGCATTGACATTTTGCCACTCGCCGCGGCCCGTGGTGGCATCCATCAGGGTGAATACCTGGTTTGCAACGGCCCCGGCCCCGATCGTCGGCGTCACAAGGTTGATGGCGCTCGTGCCTTTGATCGTGCTGGTAGCCGCGCTCAGGGCAAGGGTTCCATTGTTCGTGAACGACAAATCGAATCCGCCACCCGTGACGATGCGGTTCCCGGTCAAGGTCCCGTTGCTGCGGTAGATGTGGGTTGGGGGTTGCCACCAAACATCGCTTCCAGTCGCCTTGTAGGTGAGCACATCACCGATGTTCCCACCTCCCGGCGGAGCGATCCGCAGGTGGGAACTGCCGGACATGGTTGATTCCGTCCCGGCTATCGTGTTGGTCAGGGCACTCAAGATGGTTTGATTGATAGCATCCACCTGGAACAAACCGCCGGCGCTGCCCCAATAGACGGTCTGACCGTTCATGTTGATGATACGGGTCCCCTGGATCGCGCCGTTGGTGTTGTAAATGTTCACCGGCGATGGCGCGGCCGGAAGCGCCGCGTAATCCGCCCTGCCGGTAGTCGCGTCGAGCAGGGTCAGGACCTGGTTGGCCACGGCCTGGGCACTGGCGATCTTGGGGGTCTTGAGGTCGAACTCGAGCGAGCCGCTAATAACCGAGGTGCGGCCCCGAATGTCCACGACGTTCCCATTGGTCAGGGAGAAGTCCCGGAAATTTGCCTCCACGATTCGGTTGCCCGCAAGGGTCCCGTTGTTGTTGTAGAGATTGGAGGGAGGTTGATACTCGATAACGCTGCCGGGGGCGTCAATCAGGGTGAGAACCTGTCCGTTGGCGGCAGTCCCGGCGACAGTCTTGCCGGTTGCCAGCGCCACCTTGCCCGTCGTGGAGCCGACAATTCCACCGATCCATTCGCTATTCGCATAGAGCCAGTTGGTCTTGCCGAGCACATAGGTCTTACCCACGCCGTTGATGAAGAATGTCCCCTGGGCACCGTTCCAATAGAGAGTGTTGGTCCCGAGATCGACGTTGCGCTGACCTGTGAGCGAGCCGTCGGAGTTGTAGATATTGACAGAGGAGGTCACGGCGGGCCATTGCCAGTCGGAGCGGCCGGTTGTGCGATCCAGGAGAGTCAACACCATGTTGGTTGCAGCGACTCCGTTGTTCACCCCAGGCGTGATCAACTCGAATTTCTGCGTCCCGGCAACGGTATTGGTCCAGGCGCGCTGGTCGAGATGTGCCAGGTTAGTGAAGGAGAGGTCGTGACCCCTGCCATCCACGATCCGGTTGGTGACGAGGCTGCCGTCCTTGGTGTAGATGTTCGGGACCGGAAGGAACTCGACCTGGCCATTGTTGGTGTTGATGAGAGTCGGCACCTGGTATAGATCCGCCGTCAGGTTCGCGACCCCCGGTGTCAGCAGTTGCAGGGCCGTGGATCCCTTCAGCAGAAGGGTTGCAGCCGAGGCCGTGAGTTTCACGTTGTTGGTGAAATTCAGCGACCGGGTGCCGCCACCAGAAACCGTTCGATCCCCGCTCAGCGTGCCGTCCGAGTTGTAAATGTTCAGGGTGGGCAGGGGGGTGGGTGTTTGATACTCCACCCGTCCCGTGCTCGCATCCACGAGCGTCATGACCTGGCCCGTGGCCGCACTGGCATTTCGAACAAAGGGGGTCTGGAGCCGAAGCTCATTGGAGGCGCCGATGGTCGTGATCTGCCCCAGCACTTGCGCGGAGGCGCCGCGGAGATCCATCACACTGTTGCTCACCGCAAAGGTCCCAGGCCCCAGGAAGGTCAGGCTCAGGTTGGTCGTATTGACCGTCCGATGCGCCGTGATCGTGCCGCTCGTATTGTAAATGTTCGATCCGCCGGAGCTTAACGGGGTCGCAAATTCGACCACACCATTCGGGCCGGTCAGGGTGAGGACCTGCCCCGGTTGCGCGCCGCCCCCCATCACGCCGGGCGTGCGAAGGCTCAATAATCCCGCGGTGCCCGATTCGAGGATGACGTTGCCCGGACTTGAGAGAGATGCGAACTGCCCGGCGGTCACTGAAAAGCTATCGACCGAATTGAACGCGGCCGGTCCCGGACCCTTGAAGGTGAGCGATTGCCCTCCCAGCGTGACGACCCGGTTCGTCGTGAGGCTGCCATCCCCGGTGTAAAGGGTGATCGCCTTGGGGATCGGTCTCCAGTCCGCCTCGCCGTTGGCTGCGTTGAGCAAGGTGAGAGCATCCCCATTTCTCGCCATCGGGGGGCCGCCTGAGGCGGTAATGTAGGGGGTCTGGAGCAGCAGCCGTTGTCCGGGAGTCAGAGAGAGATCACTCGCGGCATTGAGCCCGATCGTCGAGCTGGCATAAGTGAGAAAGCTCGAGATATTCGAGGATATGATACTCCCAGGACCCCGCCAGAGCAGTGGGTAGGTTGCCAGGTCGACCGTGCGCGGGCCGGTAATCGACCCGTTGGAATTGTAAAAGTTCGGCCCGCTTGCCAGCGGCAAAAGTGCCCAGGCCCAATCCGGCGTGCTCGACGCAATCAGGGTGCCCGTGTTGGTCCCGCTCCAGGTGTTGGTGAGGGCATAAGCCGCCGCAGTCTCCTGGACCATCACCGTCGCCGTCCGGCCGCCCCCCGTAGTTGGGTCGGCCACCTGGAAAGGATTGGCCCGGACCATCTCGTTGACCGTGATGAAAGACTTGACCGCTGGCTGGGCCAGTAGGGCTGAAGGCTGAAGGCTGAAGGCTGAAAGAAGGACCCAGAGCCAGGCCGTCTTTCTTAGATAAGCCATTTGTACCATACGAGTCCCGTGAAGGTGTTGGGCCGAATACGGTCCCCGCCATTGTCCTGATCGGTTGAGGTGGTCGTGAAATAGATCCCGCCCTGGTTGTCGTTGGGAACATTCCCACCCAGGCAAAGGCAAATCTGATAGGGGGCAGACGGGGTGAAACTCCGCATCTGGCTCTTGTTCGTGGCGACGAAAATCTGCAACTGCGCCATCACCGCGGCCAAGGTCGCCTGGAAATCCTGAGGCCCGCCCGAGGTGAGCTTGCGGACATAAACCGCGTAATCGAGCAGGTTGAGGCCGGTGGTATCGAGGGGAGGCAGTTCGGTGAGCTGCTGCCCCTGGCTTTCCGCGGTGGTTGCGGGCGTTGCCCGGACCAGTCCGCTGAACGATTCCGGCTCGATGGTAAACACGCTCATTGAATATAGGTGACGAAGACCGCGTCGGTGCCGGATCCACTGGCGGCAATGTCCTTGAGATTGAATTTCGTCCCGAGGCTTGGGGCATAGACCACCTTGCCGCCGGGGACGATGACATCGACCAGCTTGGCAGTGCCGCCCACGACCGGGCCGACCGCCGCATTGGCGCCGTTGTTGGTTGGCGCAGCGTTCTGGGAAACAGTTTTGTAGCCGTAGAACGTGGCTTGAGTCACCCAGAGATCCGTTGCACTGATCGGCGTGGTGGTGCCGGCCGAGAGCGGGATCGGCCCCAGCGCGGATTGCTGCTTGAAGACCGCGGCCTCGATCCGGTTGGCCATTGCGAATGAATTGATGCCCATGGCTATTGAAGGTATTTGATGTACACGCTATCCCCACTGGTGCCTAACACGAAGATGTTGGTTGACTCGATGGCGGTTCCCGGGCCGGGCTGGAGGATGAAGCTCCCGCCCGCCGGCAGGGTCTCGACCAGGGAGGCATTGATGCCGTTGCTCGAGACCATCGCGGCAGCCCCGTTGGGCACCGGGAGTGTGTTGAATCCGATCGAGCGGTAACCGTAAACCTGGATCTCGGTGACCCGCCGCGGAGTGATCCCGAATTGAATTTGGAGACCTGTCGTCAACGGAAACGGTCCCTCGACCACATACTGTTTCGCGACTGCGGCGGCGATGGAATTGACGACTGTGTAAGAGTTGATTCCCATATTATCGTGTGGTGACGCTCCACGGCTCGCTCTGCCGCTGTTGCCGCTCGATCTTGTCGAATTCGAGTTGGAGATATTCCACGGCCTTCATGTGGGAGGCGGCCGCCTTGTCCGATTGCCCATCGGTCTCAAGCCAGTCGGCGTGAGTGGCCCACGAGAGGTAATTGTAAAAAATATAGGGCAGCTCGATCTTGCGCCACAGAAGCGGGCTTGACCCAGGAGCCTCGCCGGGCGGCGCTCCATTCACGCACACCCAGAAATTTCCCACGCCTATCGTGTCGGTGTAGTACACCTGCTCATCGATGAAATAGGTTGCCTCGGCGTCCCAGGGATCGCCCGTGAGCTCGGGGCACCTGAGCCGATACCGGAACCATGCGCTGCCCGGATCGCCCTCGACCCGGACGGCATCATCGACCAGGGCGAAGGGCAGCCGCCAGCGCCAGTCGGCATCTTCCCGGGAGGAATTAACGTTAAAAACCTCCTCCATCGGTTCCTGAAAATCATCGGCGAGCGGGAAGGCCGGATCCCACGGTGGCAGCGGGGCGAACGCCTGGGGGTTGTTGATGTCGGCGTAAAAGGCTCCGTCGGAGATGCAGTAATAGGTATGCCCATTGGCCGCGCCAATGACTCGGTCGCCCACCTTGAATTGTGCGTTGGGATCGTTGGTCCGCTGGGCGGGCAAGTCGCCAAGCTGCGCCCAGTTCGCGGGATCATCCTTCGGCTGCACCACAACCGGCACAACCGGCCGGACGCAGCGCCAGCACAGGTTGCTCACCTCGTCATATACCTCATCACCCGCAGCGTAGGCGCTCGTGTAATCGAAGCGTTTATCGATCCGGCGGCGCTGCTCGATGTTCACGAGCGAGGGCCAGGGAAAGAGGTGCCAGGCTGCATTGAGCCGGCTCGAGAAGAGGGAGCGGACCATTCGGAAATCGATGATCGAGAGTGAATCCTCACCGGCCCGGTGGGACCAGGGCTGCCCATGGAGGGCGCATGTCTGTCCGAATACCTGGCTGGCGTGGACCGTTCTCATTTCAGCCTTTCCATGGCTGCACCTCGGGGTTGTCCTTCACGAAACGTTTCCAGTTGTTCTTGTCCTTGAAGAAGTCCGGATCGGTCTGGAGCCAGCGGAAATAAGTACGGGCATCAATGATCCCGGTAAGGGTGAGTTCACCCATCTGACGACGCGCAACGTTCCGATACGGCGCAGCAGCAGCAACCATGCGGCGCTTTGTGTCCGCCCGCTCACGGGTGAGCCGTTTCTTGAGCCATGTGCCAAATCGAAGTTCATTCTCGACTGTTCGCCGTGCCGTCCCTGTGAGACCGCCGAACTTGGGCACCAGGATTTCCAAGGGAGAGCGAGTTGAGTTGGGTTTCGGAGGGGACCGGGAACCTACAACCCGATCCCCTCCGTCCCGCGGTGTGTCATGAGCGCGGGATTTGGCTGTAAAACCTAACCCTGGACTTTCGCCAGATCAGCGGCCCGCGTGACGTTGACGTAAACGTAGACTTCACCCGCGGTTGCCAGGCTCAGGTTGCCCGTGGAGCCGAGGGTGACCGTGACGAATTTGGCGGCGCCGTCCGATTCGAACGGTCCACCCGCAGTGGCCGCGACATCAATGGAAGGCCGGGAGCGACCCGCAGCCAGCGCACCGCTGGCCACCAATTGCGCCGGGACGCCCGTGACGCCCACCGAGATGGTGGGCGCGCTCAATCCTGCACCCGCTGGCGTCGTCTTTGTGTAGACTAGCGCGAGTGGAAAATTAACAACGTCACCCGCCGCGAGGGGGATGGCATTGATCAGTGAAGTGGTTGCGGCAACGTTGAAATCGTTCTCCGCGGCCACCGAGGAATAAGCGAGGCGAATGAGATGAGTGAAGCCTGTCTGGGCTCGCTCGCTTTCGGTCAGTGTGGAAACTCGCATAAATAGTTGAGAGCTGAGAGTTGAGGGGTGAGAGGGCCTATGTGATCTTCCCGAGCCCGCGTGGGTTCAATACCCGCAATTGGAGGACGCCCTTCGTGTAACCACGAGGACCTCCGCCCTGGTCCGTCAACTCCATCGAGTGAAGCTTGTCCAGGTAGGCCAGTTCACAGAGTTCCGTATTCAACAGAAGCCCCGCATTCTGGCTGACCGTGCCGGGTGTTGGATTCAGGAAGACATCAGGGACAAAATTGACATCCCCGAAGGTGCTCTCGAATCGTTTGACGTGGAGCGTGATCGTGTGGGTCGAGGCATCCTCGTTCACCGTGTAACGGTTCCGGGTGGAATCCGCCGCGCCTGATAGCCGGGTGAAGTTGTCCACCTGCGCAATCAAGTTGGTTCCGAAGGCGCCGAGATAGGTCTTGGGTCCGCCTTGCACCTCGAAGAGTGCCTGGAGGATCGCGTTGAGCTGTTGCTCGGTCGTGGACGAGCCGTTCGTACCGATGGCACCGGCAGGGGTGCGAACCTCGGCCGGAACATCCGCCGGACCGGTAGCGCTGATCCAGTTGAACAGACCGCGCGTGAGGTACGGGACATCCGCTGCGCCAACCTGGCGATCCTGGCCGGAACAGAGGGTCAATTCGACATCGCGTTTCAGTTCGCGGGCGCTCTTGTATTTGGCATACGAGAACTCGTCATCCACCGCGGCGACCTCCACCAATTCCTGAAGATCCGTCACGGCATATTCATCCCGGAAAATCTGGACGTAATTGCCGATCCGTTTGCGGTTGACCGCCTTGTTGTTGAACAATTGGACATCCTGGCCTTCGGGCACTCCGCCAATCCGGGCGGGTCTGAGGTTGTCCACGAGCCACTCGCTGAACACCGCATTGGGAGCGGCGCCCTTGCGCAAAGTGGAGGTGACCGGGTAGGTCTCCGGTTCGACGATCGTGAGGATATCCATGAGATCCTCCCGATTGCCGCCGGGCCAACTCGGATTCTGATAAGTGTTTGCTGCAGGCATTTGGTTGAAAGTGACTAGGGGTTAGGGATTAGGGGTTAGTCTTACCACTTACCACTTATCCCTTGTTCCTTATCACTGGCTTTGTCTTTTCTGTCGTTTCAGTACATCCAGCCTGGCAAAAGTCCTTTGATTCGGATTGGCCTCGTACTCTTTCTGGGCAGCAGCAATGTCAGTGTCGAATTTCCCTCGCGGTCCAACTCGGGCCGGGGCGCTTGCGGGCGCTCCCAACACCTTCGGCGGCGGGGTCTTGGGCTTCGGTAGTGCCGGGGACTTCGCGGCCGATGCCGCCAGGAGCCTGGCTTCCCTCGCCTCGAGACCTTCCACGAAGATCGCGGTGGCTCTTGCCCAGTCCGGGTTCAAGCGGATCGCCGGAAACCCGGCCAATGCCTGCTTGAACTTGGTGAACTGCGGGGAACGCTGATCCGCGAGCCAGGGAAACTCCTTGATCGCCGATGCGGTTTGGGCCTGTTCGGTCCGCAAATACTCGCGCCGGGCGGGCAGGTGTTCCTCGAGGTCATCCTCGGCAGCCCGTTTCATGGTGCGGACCTGTTCCCCGCTGAACTCGCGGGTCTGGTATCCGCCCTTTCCATCGGGCACCTGGAGGGTTCCCCCTTCGGGGTTGTCCTCGCACCATCGCCGGAAGAAGCGCGCTTGCTTGTGCGCCTGCTCGAGCTGGGCCTCGTTGAGGATGTGACCGGCCGGATCCGCTTGATTCACCACCACGGGCAACGGCGTCTCGGGAAGTGGTGCCGATTTGTACCGGTCCACCTCGCCCCGGAGCTGTTGCCGTTCGGCTTCGGCTTCCTGCAGCTTGCGCTCCAGGTCGCCTTTCTGGCGGGTGAACCGCGCAATCCGTTTCTGCAACCATTCGGGCGCATCCTCTGGGAGCGCCAGGTCATCCTGGGCCGCCTCTTCGCCATCGCCGCTGCTCGGTTCCTCCTGGGATTCCGTTGCGGGCTCTGGCGCGGGTGCGGCTGTGTCAGGCGCCTGGGTTGCCTCGGCCTGGTCGCCTTCGCTATCTGCTGCTGCCTGAGAAAGAACTACTGGCTTATCCGGGCTGGCCTCGGGTGCACCCGGCTGGTTTTGGGCGCTGGCCTTTGGCTGGCCTTTGGCAGACTTCGGCCCCGTCGATTCGCGCTGGCGCAATTTGCGGCGCGCGTACTCGAGGACCGAAGAGTTGCCTTCTGTTGGTTCGGCCGGCGCTTGCGGAACCGCAGCGGGAGCTGCAGGAGGTGGGGCACCGTCACCCACCAGAATTGGATCTGGCATTTGCGAGCCGTCCTGATTCCGGTGGGTGCTTAATCCGCCGCGGCTCGAGGACGTGAGGCCGGTGTCAACGCACAGGCTCGCACGGGATCCGCGTGGCAAAGCGAACGCAATCTGGTACCCAAACCTGCAGTTCGGGGCGGTTTGAGGCAGATTGGGGCCGATTTTGTTGAGTTAATTTGTGGACAGGTGTAGGTTTGAGGCAACGTGAGTACCGTAGAACTGCTCGAAATTCCCGAGGTGCGCGATCATGTCTCGCGCATGTCGGTGGAGGAATATCACCTGCTGCCCGAACGTAATGAGCGCGGACGACGAACCGAACTCGTCCGTGGAATCGTCATTGAAAAGATGTCAAAATCACCGAGACACAGTTGGCTGACTCAGTTCATTTACCAACTCATCGCAAAAGTTGTTGGTGATCAGTACGTGGTCTGGATGGATCAACCCCTTACTTTCATCGACTCCGAACCGGAGCCTGACATCGCGGTGGTAGAAGGAACCATTAATGACCGGCTGCGCGGCCACCCAGACACCGCGCTCCTGGTCATCGAGATCGCGGTCACGAGCCTCGCCTTGGATCGGGTGAAAGCCGATATTTATGCGGAGGCCAACATCCAGGAATACTGGATTGTCGATGTCTCAAAGAAGCAGATCGAGGTCTACACCAAGCCAGAGGATGGCGCATATACGGTGAAAGAAATCTACGAGATGGAGGCAGTCATCCACTGCCAGTCTGTCCCGGCAATCGAGCTTCGGGTAGGCGCGCTGTTTCCGTGAGGCTTAATTGAATGCCGCGGTAGCCCGCCGACATTCGATTAAGCCTCCCTCTGCCGCTCCGCTTCCTCGCAAATCGCGAAAAGACGGTTCTCAATCGCCAAAAGCGCGTCCACGCCGCCCAGGTAATGGGCCATGATCGTGCCGGCGCCGGGGGCCGCCGCGACGCTCGGGGAAGCGCCGCCCAGGATCAACTGTTCGCGTTGATCATACAGTAAGCGGAGTACCGCCCCAAAACGCGGATCCCGCATCATCTCCCGAAGCGTTGGCTCCAATCGCTCCAGAGACATGTCCTGGGCGACACTTTCGAGTTCCTTGAATTTCATCCTTCAGCCAATTTCCTGGGTTGTTCCTGTTTCTTTCCGTTCAGAATCTTGAGGACCGTCGATTGACGCATCATTAAAGCGGCACGGGTGGCCATCTGTTCGAGTTGCTTCTCGTGCCGCTTCCGATTCTCAGGATCCAACGTGTCCAAGGGGGTGTTGGTCCCAAGAATGACGCCACGTTTCAGAGCGCGGATCGCCTTGGTCTGGAATTTCTGCATTTGCTCCCAATTCTCGGCGGCCGGCCTGAAATAGAATTCCTCGCCGCGCCGATGGAGGCAGGTCAGATACATGCCCTGTTGCTCAAAGTGTTCCCGCATTCCGTGGATTGCGAAGGCGAACTCCTTTGTGTTCCTGGCCACGTCGAGTTCTTTCTCCAGCCAGTCCACTTTGAGGACCGTGTTATAGTCCACGCCCTGCTCTTCCAGTATCACAATGACGTTCTTCCACAACGGATGCTTTCTTGTTTCGCTCATAACTTTAGGTGGTTTGTTCCGTAAACTTTGGTCCCGCACCCGCGGGACCATGTGTTAGCTGTGCCCCGCTCTGCCATGCCAGGCAGTGCTCTGCCCAGCCAAGCACTGCATAGCAGTGCAATGCCGGGCTTCGGTTTCCCCGGCCTCGCGTCGAACCTGCACCGCCGAGCCTTGCATAGCCTCGCCACCACGCATCGCCCCGTCACGGATTGCTCCGGAAATTCCATGAAAGCTTCGGTCCCTCTTTCGAGGGACCGTGGGTTTGCTCCGCCCGGCCTGGACCAGCAGAGTACTGACCAGACATGCCGCGCTGCGCCTAGCTGCGCTGCGTAACGCATAGCTTGGCTGGGAAATCATTTCTGAATCTCTCATGAAAGCTATGCTCCCGCTCTCGCAGGAGCATGTGTTAGCTGCGCCCGGCTATGCCCAACTTTGCCTCGCCACGCTCTGCGCGGCCACGCCCTGCAACGCCGAGATTTCAAAAGCTTTGGTCCCGCACCTGCGGGACCATGTGTTAGCCTCGCATCGTTCAGCTTTGCCTGGCCGGGCACTGCCAAGCAAAGCTCAGCCAGGCCTCGACGCGCATCTCTTGGCCAAGCCGAGACACGAAATTCCATAAAAGCTTCTGTCCCGCTTTCGCGGGACAGTGACTATGCCGCGACCCGCCTGGCCATGCCGTGGTTCGCCATGTTCCGCCGCGCCGAACCACGCATTGCACTGCCGAGCCCTGTAGTGCCCGGCTGAGCCAAATTCTTGAAAGCTTTGCTCCCGCTCTCGCGGGAGCATGTGTTAGCCGTGCATTGCCCCGCTCAGCCCTGCTATGCCGTGCCGGGCCTCGCAGTGCCACGACAAGCTGCGCCTCGGACATTTCATAAAGCTTTGCTCCCGCTCTCGCAGGAGCATGTGTTAGCTGCGCCCGGCCATGCCCAACTTTGCCTCGCCACGCTCTGCGCGGCCACGCCCTGCAACGCCGAGATTTCAAAATAGCTTTGGTCCCGCACCTGCGGGACCATGTGTTAGCCTCGCATCGTTCAGCTTTGCCTGGCCGGGCACAGCCAGGCCTCGCTCAGCCAGGCCTCGACCCGCATCTCTTAGCCAGGCCCAGACACGAAATTCCATAAAAGCTTCGGTCCCCCTCTCGAGGGACCGTGAGTTTGCTGAGCCTTGCACTGCCGTGCACTGCCGGGCCGGGCCTTCACTGGCCGGGCGATGCTCTGGGAAATTCACGAAAGCTTTGGTCCCACCCCTGTGGGACCATGTATTAGCTGTGCCAGGCATTGCCCGGCTTGGCAGCGCTGTGACTCGCCAAGCCTTGACTCGCCGAGCCTAGCAAGGCCACGCCCCGCCACGGTAAACCTCAAATCTTCTCCACCGTGAATCGCCCAAACTTCGGTCTCCAATTTCCAAGGCCCACCAATGCCCCGGCCTGGACTGCTGCTTCCAAAAGCTCCTTCGAATCGATGACTGAGTTATCAAACTCGACGGTGAATTCCAGCGTCCAACCCGTCGGGATACACGCGCGGGTCTTCATCAGCCTGGCGCCAGTCTTTGGTGGCAGACGTACCGCAGTTCGCAGTTTGTACTCGGCTTGTTCGTAAGCCTTGTCCAACTCCTTGTATCGCCCCTGATTCTTCAAGGGAACGATGACCTCACTCAGGAAAGCGCCGGCCTCGATCTTCTTGCCAACTCGAGCCTTCGCGCCGCCATCGCGCAGGCAACGCTCGATGTTCTGCGAGGGCATGTAAAAGCCCACCTCGGTATCATGGTACGCGGATAGTTCCCACTCGATCCGCGAGACTTTCTCGCGATCGCTTGGAGTCAGGTCCTTGGATCGTTTCTTGGTATATTGTCCCAACTGGATCACCAATGGATCCAGCGGATCAACACCACGGACGTTGCTCATCACCAGCGGCCGGAGGCCACTCCATCTCATCTTTATCGCTTCTAGGTTCATAGGTTTTTGTCTTCATGCTCCCGCTCCAATCTGTTGGCTCGGCAACGTACCGACCCGGCCCGCCTGAGCATTGACCGTCTTCTGCTCCACAGCGAATTGGAGCTGTTGACGACGCTTCTTGAGCAGGTCTGACACTTGCGGATTCTCCGCGGCGATCTGCATCGCGCGGGAATTGGTCTGCATGATGTTGTCGAAGGTTTGGAGCCGAAGTTGATGCGCCTGGCCGGGCTTCACGTCGCTATCGATCCCGTTTAGCAGGCCCGTGACCACCAGGCGTTCCTGGTCGATCTCCGCTTCTTTCGCCCCCTCGGGACTCTTGAGCAGGCGCTCCGAGAAGGCCGGGTTGATTGCGTCGAGGCCGATGCGCAGGAGTTGGTCGCGGTCCACGGTGCCGCCGATATCCACCGCCTGGACAAACTCGATCATCATCTTGAATTGTTTCTCGAGCAGGTCCGGCTCGAGCCCGGCAATGTTGAAGCTCAGGCTCAAATCGAATTTGCCCTGGATATCCTCCCGGCTCGACCGGATTGGTTCGCCATCAAGCTGGCCAGTGACCCGGAACCAGAAAACCTCCGGCTGAAACTGTTGACACAACGCAAACACCTGGCTGAGCACCTTGGTCCAGCAGCCCAGCCAACGCTCCGCCATGCGCATCCGGCGATTGCGCGCGTAGGTGGGATCCTCATCCGCAACCGGCCGGCCAAAGGCGCGATCCGCCCGGCGTTGTATATCGGCAGAAACCTCGAACGATGTGGCCGGCGGTGGGGGCACCTGGGCCCAATGATAATCGTCCCGACGCGCCTCGGGCACCCTAACACCGGGACCCCATTTGGTCGGGGGACGGCCCATTGGGTGCATGAGGGGCGGATTGGTGGTCATGTTGGTGTTGTCGCACCGGGAATCCTGCTCAACCTTGAGCAACTTCTGGAAGCTGGCCCCCAGCTCGCCGTAACCGCGGGAATCAGTGCAACGCCGGCTCAACCGTTCGCGTGGGAACTCGATGAACGGATACTCGCCGTGATCGTACCCGAGCATTTCGCTGTACGCATAAAGATCCTTGCCGTTAAGCGTGGTGCAGGTCGGGCAAAACACGGTGCAGTAAATGCCAGGGACACCCCGCTCATTCGATTTGCGCTCGTAGCAATGGACGACCTCATACAGCTCATCGATATCGAGGTAGGGATCGCCAGGGCGGCGGCGATTACCGACTACTCCTTGCGCGTTACGCTGCTCCATGCCCGAGTACCAGGCCGCGGTGGATGTGCCCTTGGCCCGTTCCTTGACCTCCTTCACCCAGGTCTCGTCGTAACCCATGGTGAGCTGGCGATTATCCAGTTCTTCCGCCGTTACGAACTCGCGCCGATATATCCGGCGGGCATCCTGGAGCCGTTGAGTATCGTCCGGCAGGAATAGATCGAGCCGATCGCGCAACGCGGTGACACACGGCTTGTTCGACACCAACCGGGGGACGGCGATGGTCGTGGCGCCGGTCTCGCGCAATTCCTTGATCCCAGCGCGGACATCATCGCTGCTCGGGTCCGGGATCTCGGTCTCGTAAAAATCGCCGCTCTGCTCGGATTGCTGGCGGTAGATCGCCTTCACGAGCGCAATGGAATCGTCGTCGCGTTCGGGGTCCATGATGCTTTGCGGCAAGGCCATGATCAGGTCCAGGTTGGGATCCGGGTTGCCCTGCTGGCGCTGGAATTGCGCGGCCATCGCCGCATTCATGATTTGTTCCAGGGTGAATTCCTGGTCGGTCAACTCGACCTTGCGTTCCCAGGTCACGCCGATGTAAGCGACGCCATCCTCGAGCATGCCATTGGCCAGGATCTCCGCCTCGGCATCGGCATCCTCGATC